ATGCGCGACGAGGGCCTGTCGGCCTATCACCAGCGACACGTGAAGTCGGGCGCACTCGGGGTGTTCCTGGTTGCCGTCGATGAGGGGCGCATCGCGGCGGGGTCGGTGCTCGTCGTAGAAGGCCTCGACCGGCTGAGCCGCGCGGAGCCCATCCAGGCGCAGGCGCAGCTCGCTCAGATCATCAACGCTGGAATCACGGTCGTGACGGCGAGCGACGGGCGTGAGTACAACCGCGCGAGCCTGAAAGCTCAGCCGATGGACCTCGTGTATTCGCTGCTGGTGATGATCCGGGCGCACGAGGAGAGCGACACCAAGAGCAAGCGCGTGCGGGCGGCGATCCGGCGGCAGTGCGAGGGGTGGATCGCAGGCACTTACCGCGGAGTGATCCGCAACGGGCATGACCCGCAGTGGGTGCGCTGGGCTGGAGATCGTTTCGAGTTCGTGCCGGAACGCGCGGAGGCGATGCGACTGGCAGTGTCGCTTTTTCGTTCCGGAAATGGAGGCGTTCGGATTGCGCGGGAGTTGGCCGCGCGAGGGCTGTCGGTAACCGAAGGAGGGACGATCGCATCGAATCTCTATCGGATGTTCAGAATGCCCGCCCTGGTCGGCGTGAAGACGATCGAGCTCGACGGCGAGGAATACCGACTCGCAGGCTACTACCCTGCCCTGCTTTCGGATGAGGAATTCTCAGACTTGCAGGCGATCGCCGGGCCGCGGTTCCGACGGCGCGGACGGGGCGAAATCCCGGGGATCATCACCGGGTTCAACATCGCGACCTGCGGGTACTGCGGGCAGGCGATCGTCGCGCAGAATCTGATGGGGCGAAACAGAAAGGACGACGGCACGCCACAGGACGGGCACCGTCGGTTGATTTGCACGGGGCATGCGCACGGGGCCGGGTGCGTGACGGGCGGATCGGTGTCGGTCGTGCCGGTGGAGCGCGCGATCCTTCAGTATTGCTCCGACCAGATCAATCTGACGGCGCTACTCTCGGGCGATGACCAGGCACAACCGCTGCGGGCGCGCATTGCAACCGGGCGTGCGCGCTGCTCGGAGTTGGAGCAGCAGATCGATCGCATCACAACGGCGCTGATCGAATCGGCCGATGCTGCGCCGCTCGCATTTGTGCGGCGGGCGCGGGAACTGGAAACGGCACTGGCGACAGAGCAGGCAGAGATCGAGGCAGCAGAACGCGAACTGGCGCTGATCGCACGCCGCGATACCCCGGCGCTCGCGGAGGCGTGGGCGGAGATCGTCGACGGGGCGCTGGCGCTCGACGAGGGCGCGCGGCTAAAGGCACGGCAGTTGGTTGCGGATACGTTCTCGCGGATCGTGCTGTATCACCGCGGAGCGCAACCGGACGAGCACGACGGGCGAACGCTCGATCTGTTGCTGGTCGCGAAAGGCGGCACTGCCCGCGCGCTGCGGGTGGATCGGAAAACAGGCGACTGGCGCGCGGGATGGGAGGCGTCAGCGCATCAGGCGAGCCCGTAGGACGCGAGGAAGGCGGCGCGGTTGTGCTGGCGCTGCTGCGCGTTGTGCCTCCACGGCAGCCAGCCGCCGAGGCGAACCGCGGCGTACATGGCATAGCGCTGCACGGACGGGACGCCCGATGCGACCATCGCGCGCAGGAACAGCGCATCCGTCTCGCGGCGCGTGCGCTCCTGCGTGACGAACAGGTAGTCGTGCAGGACGGCCGCGGCACGGTGCCGGCCATTCACGGGGATTACGTTCTGCAAGATCTGCGGAATGCTCGCCAGGTCGGTGATGAATCCGGCGGGGACAACGATCGCATCGTTGTCCTCTTCCCACACCAAGGGCAGCTCGAGGCGCCATTTGTACTCCTCTCCCCCATCGCGCGCGACAAGTTGAGTACGGAACATCACGCCCCCCACCAGAACCGATTCCAGTCGCGCCAGATTGCGCACGACAGGCGGACATTCGCGACGAACAGCTCCTCGAGGGTGTGCACACGTCTGCACTGTCGAATCGAGACGGCACGTTGAATCGGCACCACGTTGTTGATGCGCTCCACTGCAGGCTGGGTTGCGGTCATGCGATCACCTCCTGAGCTGCTTGATGTAATGCGATACGGTCGGCGCGGCCGGTCTGCCCGCCATTGATGCGGCGCGTGATGCCGTCGAACTCGCCTTCATCGGCCAGTGCGTTGAGTCCGCGGGAGCTCCAGAACCAGCCGGCGGACAGGCTCGCCCATTTCGGCGTCTCGAGCAGCGCCGGGTAAGCGAGGAAGTCCTCGCCGAGCGCCTCGGCAGCATCGCGGTAGTTGGCGCGACCGGTGATCTGGATGAGGCCGCGACCCATGAATCGGCGACCGTCGCCCGGCTCCGTGTTTCCGAGGTCCGCCCTGCCCTCGTAGCGGCGCTGTGCAGGGGTCGGGCCCCAGATCTCGCGCACGTGGATCAGGCGGGCCGATTCGTGGCCGATCTGCGCGAGGAACGCCCGAATGCGCTCGGGCGTGACGATGCCGGCTTCCCACATCGCTTGGTTGAGATGCGGCGCGAAGTTGGCCGCGCGGACAAACGGGCAGCCGTACAGGGCGACGAGCTGATCCGGCGTGACGAGCGTCATACGCCCACCCGGTCGATTGCCCCCGAGAGCACGAAGGCGAGGATCCAGAACAGACACGCTGCGGCAGCCTCGACGACGATGCCTTCGATGAAATCGCGGCAGGGAAGTGGATCTTCGGGTTTTTGCATTTCAACCTCCCAAAATCTTGGTCTTTATCGCATGCCAGATCGCGCCACCCATCCCGACGAGCAGCGCCCACAGCAGGCCGGTGATGGTCTTTTCGCGGATCGAAATCCACAGGGCGCGCCGCTCCTGCATCCATTCGATGACCTCGTCGTGATAGCGCTTGTGCTCGAGCGGATCGCCGCCGGGGAATGCCGACGCCAGCAGGGTCTTTAGCTCGTCGAACTTCCCATCCATGCGCCGCCCTTCGTCGGCCGCGTGGTCAGCCAGGCGCAGACGGATCCGCTCGTCGATATGCTCTTCGAGCTCGCGCATGGTGTAAGGGCTCGTCCGGCGGCGCTCGCCGCCATCCCATTGAATCGGCACTTCGCGGTCAGGCACTCGTGGCTCCTATGTCAAATTTCCTGATCTACCCCAGTGAGCGCGGGCGCCGGGCCCTCGATCACCCCGTCGCGCACATACACGTGATCGCCCACCACGGCCTCGCCACGGGCGTGGATCGTGGCGCCGTCGACCAGCTGAACGGTGACGCCGGCAGTGGTGACTGCCGTCACCTGCCCCGCGTCGAGCGGTGACCCGGGGAGCATCGCAATCAGGCGCTTGTACGGGTTCATTCGTGCGTCTCCAGGCGGATGGATTGCCACAGCGTCGGGAAGCGCTGCTCGATCTGCACCGAGCGAGAGAGGCCAATGCGGGAATTCCCGTTCTCGGCGTAGCGCACGAGCTTTCCGGGCTGGATGATTCCGGTCTCGGGCAGCACAGGCAGGCGAAGGGTGATGTGGGCCTGCCTGCCGGTGTCGCCTAGGGCGGCGGTACCGCGCTGCCGGGTCATCTCGGGCGCGGTCGCGAGCTCGTCGACGATGGTCGGGGCCGGGCGATCGGCAGCGAAGCCGGTGCGGCGGATGCGATCGCGCCGGCCGCCGGTGCCGCCACTGACCCAGATCGCGTTGTAGTCGGGCTTGTCCTGCCATTCGATCGACTCGACCTCGCACACGTCCTCGGGGATCTCGATGTCGGGCGTGAGCGTGCCCCAGCTCCACGGGGCGGCGGGGTAGCGCGGCAGGACGATGAGCGTTTGGTCGGTGTTGTGAGCCTGGACGTAGGCGCCGCCGGCCTCGGAGATGCGGGTGGCGGCGTCCATGTAGGTGCCCGTGTGGCTCCACGCGCCGGCGGGCACCAGCCAATCGGTGATGCGCCAGTCGATCGACCAGCCGATGGATACGCCGTTGACCGCGAGCGCATCGGCCAGGAGCTGCTGCGCGGTGCGCGCCTCGGTGTTGTAGCGCGAGCCCACGGGCGAATGCGGATCGGCGAGCCAGGCCGCGCGGCCGCGTCCGCTGATCTTGAGCGTCGCGTTGGCGAAGCGGCGATCGCGGCCCATGCGCTCGACCACCAGGCGCAGCGGTGTGCCGTTGATGCTGGCGACCAGCTCGACGTGCTCGCCGAGCGTGGGCGAACGGACGAGGTCCATCTGGTCGGCGGACAAGGTCGCAGACCAGCCCCAGCACCAGCTGTCGGTGTCGATCGAGGCGGAGAAATCCGAGACTTCGACCGGCTCGGCGGTGTCGGCGCGGGCGAGCGTGAATTCGTTGAGCACGAAATAGAACTCCTGTACGGGAACGATGACCGTGCCGGCGGGATCGGTCGGCGGCGTGCCGTCGGGCGTGACGACGCCGTAGCCGGGATCGAGGATGCGCGAGTAGCGCACCCATGGGAGATTCCAACGCGGATTGCGCGGATGCGCGGGATTGACGACGGCGACCACGTCGCGGGCTGCGGGCTGGTAGCGGCCCCAGGGGACGATGACCGAGTCGTCGGCTTTGTAGGCGGTGCGCCAGCTGGGCGAGGCGCTCGCCGCGGCGCGGCCGGAATAGCTCCCCCAGGGCGCGACAGCGGCGTGATCGGCCTGAGACGCCACACCCCACGGCACTACCGCCGGAGCCGTCGGCCTCGACGCGTACTCGCCCCACGGCGCAGACGCCCCCTCGTCTGCTTTCGATGCCACGACCCACGGCTGACTGCTCGCAGCCTGCAAGGGCGCTGCAACTGCCCACGGGGCCACAGCCGACGCATCCCGCGGAGCGGTCACCGAGAACGGTGCCTCCGTCCTGCTGCCCGATGCCCGCGATGCCGCCCACGGCGCAACGCAGCCAGTGCGGATCGCGCCCCCGGCGGTTGCAACCGGAACGGTGTCGAGCGAGATCGCGCCGCCCAGCTGCGCCTGTGCAGGCTGCGACCGGTACGCGAGAACGATGGCGCCGCCGGGCTGGGCGCTCATGCTGCCACATCCATTGCCAGCACCGAGGTCACGCGATTCGCGCAGGGTGGCGTGTAATCGGTGGCAGCGGGGTCCAGGTTGATCGGTACGAGGTAATACTCGGCAGAGGCGAAGCCGACCGGCAGTGCGAACAGGCCGGCGACAGTGTCGGCCTCGGCAATGAAGGCACCGTCGCTGCGGCGGTAGGCGCGCACGCGACGATTCACGAGCACGCCCTGGTCGCGGACTTCGCCGCGCAGTTCGTAGCGGACGACGGTTCCGACAACTTTTGTGACCGAGAGCGGCGACGGGACGGAAATCCGAGCCGAGACAATCACGCGCCCGATCGCAGACGGCACGCCCAACAGAGACGCCGCAGACAGTTTCCCCATCTCGACTCGCGCACCGCGCAGAGTCGGCGTACCCAGCGGGCTCGGCGCAGACACCTGCCCATCGGGCAGCTCGCCAGAGAACCCGGTCACACGCACATCCCCCAAAGGCCCGGGGACAGCAATCTGCCCGGACGCCGTCGTCGGTACCCACGATGCATTCAACGCCGTGGATGACGGAGCGGAATATGCCTGCGCTCCGGACCATGTGGCGTTTACGGCGTTGTAGGCGGGGGGGGTGTAGCTCATCCGGGCATCACCCGGCTGTAGATAATGTCGTTGTACTGGGTCCCGGCGTCGTCATCGAGAAATACAATCTGGTGCTGGTTCTGCTCATATTGAACAGTCGTCGCGAACGCCCACGCACCGGTAGTCGGATGGCTCGCAATTTCCCTCACCAGCGCGCCTGACGAACGGTCATAGGCGCGCACCGTCCGCGACACTCCCGCGCCTGCATCAGACAGCACGGTCCCGGAGAACCCTAACGCAGGATGGGCATAGAGCTGCGAAATGCGATCTCCGATAGCACCAAGATCAGCCATAGGTCACCACGTATCGGAGGTCTCAAGCGCCACGCGCGACCGCGTGCCGCCATTGCCCGCGTCAAGCAGGATGAAGGTCTTCCCGGCCATCGCTCCACGACCTGAGAACGTGTCGCCCGGATTCCCCGGCAGGTTGTGCAACGGGGCCCAGAGGCCTGGCATCCGCCCTCGGACTATGCTCGACTCTGTTGCGTACACATCCGCAAGCGTCATCCCACCGGTGACCGGGTCGGGGTACGTGACACCGGACGTCCCCATCGTCGCACCGCCGCTGCTGAGCGAGCCATTCGTGGAGTGCGCGGACGGCACCGCACCGGCTGTCTGGGCATAGTTGCGCGCAACGTAGTGCCCTCCGGATGTACTGCTCAGGTTGGTGGTCACCGCACCGAAGCTCACGCCGTTTGTCGCCGCCGTGGCGCCGGCAATGATCTTGTAGTGGTACAAATCTCCGACCTTGTTGGTCAGGATATCCCCAAAGAAATACATCGGCTGATTGGTCGTAGACCCGAAGCCTTGAGCCGTCGTCAGCGATGCTCCGACCCACAGGTAACATCGCTTCTCGTCTGCCACGATGAGCCACGGCCGCGCGGTGGAGTCGAGGGTCGAGCTTCCGACGAGATATAGCCCGCCCGCGATCTGCGCCTCCGTCGGGAACGCATTGGTTCCCGTGTTGACGTCGGACATCGTTTCATAGCCGACGACACGGGCCGCGCCGGTGGCCGTCTGCGCCACCCGCAGATTGAGCTGCGTACTGCCCGCCCCATTGCGGAACACCTCGACGTTGGTGCCACTGAACGGGTTCGACCAACCAGCCGCAGCGACCTTCGCCGTGATCGTCCCGGTCGCAGGGGTGGCGGGCGTTCCGGATACCGGATATGTGTAGGTATTGGCGTCGACTACGGTGATCGCCGCATCGACGTTGTACTCCGGCTCAATCGCGCCCGCATGCACGATGCGCGCTCCGTTGCGAAATCCGTGAGCCGTCTTCTGGACGGTGGCGACGGCGCCGGAGCGGGTCACACTCGTGACCGTCTGACTGTTGTACCCGTTTACGAGACAGGCTTTCAGGAGCGCGGGGATCGCTCCTGCTGCGTGACTAAGCGCCGGGGCGCCCGCATCGTCCCAACGGAAGGTGCGCACTGTCATCGCATCACCCGATCGTCACGCTGGTAATTTCGATCGGCCCACCGGCCGCAACCGTCAGCGTATTGAACACTGCTTTCCCTGATACGGGCGTCGTCCCGGCCTGTGCCGGCAGCGCCAGACGCACGACACCGTCCCCATCGCAAATCTCGACATAGGCGATGTCGCCCCCTGTATCGGCCGATTCATCCCGGAGAACGGGGTCGACATCGAACGTCAGTTGCCCCGTGCTGCCATTCACGGTCCCGCACGGGTCGGCGAGCGTGGCGGTGCCGAGCAGCACGTCAGATGCGGCGCGACACTTGATCGTCCCCGGCAGCGTTGCGTGACTGTCGATCAGGTCGCGGAAGGCGGTGTGCGCGGCAATCAGCGAGCCGACGTCATAGGTTGCTTCAGCGGGTGCGGGCATTCAAATCTCCTGAAAATCAATCCACGTCGCCGCGGGCTTCGATATCGAACGAGTCGCCGGCGAGTGAGGCGCCAGCGAGGATGGTGCGAGCGATCCAGACCGGACCGGAAGCACCGACCGTGTTGAACCGCAGCTGGTTACCGGCGGACCATCCGCTTCCCCAGCCGGCAGCGCGCAATACGAAATACGCCTCGCCGGTCACGGGGTTGATGGGCGAGCAATCGTCCAATGTAGTGCCGGTCGCGATCACGCCGACGTTTTCGCCGACGACCTGGTACGCCGTCGTGCTGGTGAAATTGATGCGCCAGCGTTCGGTGACCGCGGAGCGGTTGAGTACCTCGATCGGGTAGTTGATGTCGTCGTACTGCGCCGCCGCCTGGCTCCCGATGAGTGCATCCGACCATTCCCCGGACCACGTTTGCTGGTCGTAGAGGTTCGTCACCAGCGCCTGCATATCCCCGAACAACAGGGCGCTGGACACATAGGTGCCGGCCGCAGGGTACGTGCGCGACAGCGGCGCGCCGATGTCGATCTGACCATTGATCTGCACGTCGGCGAGGAGGCTCATGTCCTCGACGCGATGCACTGCCGACAACGGCTGCGTCACGCCGGCCCCGGTCCAGTCGGCGGCGATCGTCACCGTTCCAGCGGCCGGATCCACCGCATAACGGTTCGATGCCACAGACGCCCCCGAGGCATCCTTTAAAGCCAACGTTGCGAGACCCGTCCGACCTACGTTGTAGGTCTGCCCCGCGACCACCGGATTCGGTAGCGCCGTCTCTTGCGTGTTGTGGATCACCACAACATCACCGGGGCGGTAGATCGGCACGCGGCCATCGGACGGCAGGCGCACCGGGTCGAGGCCGAGGATATTGGCGTCGAGCGGCAGATTTGCCAGCACGACACAGTTGTACCGGATCGAGCCGGGCATAACGTCCTGCCCGAAATCGACCGACGCAACGCCCATCGTCTGCTCGACGGTTCCGGTAATCCCGCTCCCGGAAACCACGCCGTTCTGATCGGCCGTCGCAGAAATCAGTGTTCCGCCGGGCGTCGCCGCCTGCACATAGAACGACGCAGGGCGAATCGGCGAACCGGCCGTGCGGAAATAGGCCTTCGTCGCGGTCCATTCCCCGTAGGTCGTGAGGCAGGACTGGACACTGCGGTTGAGGTCCGTGTTATCCGCCCAAAACGTCAGGGTGCACCGGCCGCTGTCGTAGTCGATACTCCCCGCTGCCGTCCCGCTCCCCGTTGCCGTGCTGATGTCGGCATAGAGGGTCCCATTGCGGTCGACGTAGATCTTCCCGGCTACCGAGAACATCACGGACCCGGAAAGGACCGGATCCGCGACGGTATTGGTGAGATCCAGCAAGAGCCCGACCGTCCCCACGGCGACCGCCTCCCCAGTCACGGCATTCGGATCGAACGACGTGGTATCCCGCTCAACCTCGATCCCTGACACGCCGGAAATGCCGACCTGTTCGGGAGTGCCATCCCATTGCTTCACCAAGTCGGACCAGATCGCAATCGATACCGAGATCGTCCCTGTGAGCGTGACGACCCCGGTAGCCGGATTGAACGTACCGACGGGCTGATCGGCCCATGCAATGCGCCAGATATCGAGCAATGCGCCACCGTTCTTGACGCGCACCTGACCGCCGGACGTGATGTATCCGGACAGGCTGATCGCGCCGCGCGTCGTCGACGCCTGGAACAACATCGAACCTCCAGAGCGAAACGGTGCGTCGCCCGGCACGGTGAATTGGCCGGCAACGATCGTCGCCGCCGAACCACTCATCAAATCGAGCCCATTTCGCCATGTGTAGGCGTTGCTCAGGTTCGCGGCGCGGTCAGGTAGCGCGGTGAAATCGAGCACGACATCCCCGGTCGCGTAGTTGATCGTGCCCGAAACGCCAGCCCCGAAGATCGCGCCGTTTGCGCCGCTGTCGGTCGCGTTGCGCGACACCCCCCCGACGGGATAGCTGATCGTGAGCGACCCCGGCACAACCGGGGCATGGGCCAATGCATATTCCAGGCGCAGCGCCGTACCTGCATCGGTCGTCGCACCCGACCGGATCGTGTAATGCGCCGTGGAGCCCCATGTGAACACCACGGACGAATCGACATCGGGCAACGCCCCCAGCGTCACTACGACAGCGCCCGTCACGTAATCAACGCTACCCGTGCCCTCGCTCACCTGGTTCGCCACCAACAGCCCGGTCCCATCGTCCCGCAGCCGGTACCAGCGCCCCAGGGCGCGATACTCGACCACCAGCGTTCCCGGAGCGGGCAGCGGGATTAGCGACTCGGAGAAGACCGCGCCACGATTCGACAGCGAGATCGGAACCCGCCGCGTATGCGCTGGCCCGGATACCTCCGCGCCAGGGACGAAAAGCACCTGAGCGCTACCGGCCGTCCACGCTCCACCCGTGCTCACGAGGATTTCCCCGGTGAGATAGTTAACCGTGCCTACGATTCCGAGCGTTGTACTGCCCTGCACCGGCGCATTGTCCGGAACAACGATATTTCCCAGCCCATCATCCACGCCGGACGGGTTGGCGCCTGGAGAGTTTTCGATACGCACCGTACCTGGGGCGATCGGCGATCCGATCCGGATCGCCGTCTCCGTCGTACCAATGGCAATGCCGGAGCGCGACACCTCCACAGCTCCTGCACGAGCAACCCGGGAGGATCCAGCCGGCGCGGCGAGACTCACCGCCGTCTCGCGCTGAGTGCTCGGCACGAGCGGCGCGTAGACGCTCGCCAGGCGCAGCGAAAGCGCGCCGGCCACGGCCTGTTCTGCCAACGGTTGAATGCCGTAATACTTCGACGCGTCGGCGACTTGCGTCACACGTACTTTTGTCGGGCTCGCATCCGTGCTCAGTCGCGTCGGCTCGGCACCCTTGAACGTCTGAGTGAGAGGCGCTCCGATCTTGAGCGAAAGGACTCGACGCACATAGTCGCCAATACCGTCGGTAAATGTCCGGACCTCATGTGTCACATCGGTGATACGAACGTACTGCTCAGCAGCGGCAAACCCGGCAGCTTCGACCGACAACAGCAGCACGTCCCCAACGTCTGGCAGCGATTCTTCCTCACGCTGGTACGTGCTAATTGCCTTCTGCCCGATGAGCTGGTCCCCATACAACCTCATCCGCGCGAGCGGACCGGCAACGACGTAGGATTCGATGCGGTTGCGGGCCTCGGTGCGCTGGTCGAAGGCGCTCCCCGTCGAGAACAGGCAGCACGAGATCCGCTCGTTGTTCGGCGGGTCGGTGATGATCGCGTGCGCGCCGGCGTACATGTCGAGCGTGGCCGTCCTGACCGCGACGTAGATTTTGCGGAGGTTCACGCGGCCATAGACCGAATCCACGCGTGAGACCTTCGGGAAGATGTTCCCCGCCAGGCCGCTCGGGATGATGTTCCCCGTCTGCCGGCCGCCGCCGTCGGCGGTGTCTCGCATGCGCTCGGATTCGAGGAGCTGGATGTCTGCTGCGGTGATTGTCATGCGGTCAAACCTCGATCAGCGGAACCGTGACGCGGTAGTGGGTGCTGCCGGTCATGTCGCCCGCGGGGCGGATGGGGGTGGCGGTGAATTCGCGCTCGTGGTCGAACTGCACCTGGTAGGCGCGGCCGTCGGCGAGCGTCAGGGTGTAGGTGACGCCGGGGGCGTCGGCGAAGGCGCGCAGGGCCAGCACGGTGCTGCGCGGCACCCAGCCGCCGCGCTCATTGCTGGTGAGCGTGATCGGGCGGCCCTTGAGCTTCACGCCGACCTGCACGATGCGGGCGCCGGTCAGGCCGCGCGTGCTGGACTGCTCGACGGCTTTCCACGCGAATTCGTCCGTCCACCAGACGTCTTCCGGGATCTGCACGGCGTCGAGGGTGTGGTAGCGCATCAGCTGGCCCTCATTGCTTCGCGTTCGAGCTGCTCGAGGAAGCTCGTCAGGTTCTGCGCGTCGGAGGCGCTGGCCACGTTGACGGTGCGGCTCAGGCCGCCCAGGCGCAGATTCACCTCATAGCGGTTGGTGCGCACGCCGGTTTTTTCCTCTTGCTGCTTGTCGGTGGTGACCTTCTCGGCAGCCTTGCGCAGGGCGTCGCTTTCGGCGAAGTCGAGTTTTTTGAAATAGTCGCTGTTCGATGTCGGACGCATCTTGGCGAGCGACTGGTTGAAGAATTCGTTGAAGGCTTCGCGGAACTCGAGGCCGACCGACGGGTCCTCGATCAGGCCGCGCTTCATGGCTTCCGCAAAGGGGTCGCGACCGCCGACCGCACGGGTCTGACGGGCTGCCTTGCCTTCCTCGTCCCAACGCGAAAGACGCTGCGCTTCAGTCTCAGCCGAGCGAGCTGCTTCCGACATGTCCCAGAAGTTTTTCGAGGCGAGGGCCGCCGCTTCCGCCACCTTGTCCGTGGCCGATGCAGCGGTATTCATGCTTGCACTCACCGCCCTGCCCGAGTTGGCAGCAGCCGACGAGAGGCCGCCAAAGTCTCCGCTCGCGGTTTTATCCACGGCGTCGCCGACCTTCTCCACCGAATTGGCCGCGTCAGTCATGCTGCGCACGACTGATTTCCCAGCCGCATCCGCATCGATCTTCAGCTGGTACTGTGCGGCCTGTGCCTTGAGCGTCGCCGACGCGATCCCGTTATTGGCCGCAATGGCCTTCTCGGCGTATGCCGAAAACGCGTTCGATAGGTCGCGCGTGCTTGCCTGACCGCTGTTTCGGATGATCTCGAAATCGCGCTTGGCATTGTCGGCGGTCTGCTTCAGGGCGGCCTGACTCGTCACCCCCAGGCGATCGAACGCGGCCTGCAGCTGCTCGACAGCTACCTTGGCATCGCTGCCCAAGCCCTTCAGCATCGGGGATGCAGCCGCTGCGGCCTTGCCCGTCTTGGTGACGGAACCCGCAGCGTACTCTGCGTTCTCGCCCAGCGCGTCGAGCTGATCGGCGGTCAGCTCAGCTTGCTGGTGCACGCCGCCAATCGCATCGGCGGCTTTCACCACTTCGGGCGCCGACGCCTGCGCGCTCTCGGTCAGAGCCTTCCAGCCGTTTGCCGCGGTTTCGGCGCCGGCCGCGGCACCGGCGAAGGCCTCGGTGCTTCTCTTCCCGAACTCTTCCGACACCGCATACGCTGCTTGCGCCTGCAGCTGCAACTCTTGGGCGGCAAGCTTGAACTTCTCGGTGATCGCGTCAGGCGTGACGCGGTCAATCCCGGCAGCGATCTTGGCCAGATCGGCCAGGAATGCGGACGTCAGCCACGACATCCCCTGTCCGGCCTTGTAGAGCGCAGCCAGGACCGTATTGACGCCAGCGCTCATCACTCCGTAGGCGGTCTGCAACACGCCGCCCGCGGTCGTCGCATGCTGCCCAATTGCCGAGAACGCCTCGCCGGTCCTCGTCGCGAACTCCTGCAGGCGGGCAGAGACTTCGGAGAAGTCGACCTTGTCGATGAAGTGCTGCACCCACTTCGCCGCGCTCTCAAACGCGATCCGGATCGCCTCGCCGAACTTTCCGACAGTGCCGTCGCTCACCGCAGCACGGAAGCGCGCGGACAGCGCGTTGATCTGTTCTGCGAGCGGCTCGAGCAGCGGGGCTACAAGGGCACGGCGCACAGCATCCCAGGCCGACGAAAACCCGGAGACCGCACCCGTGAGGTTGCCCCCCATCGTCGCCGCGACTTCCGCAGCGCTACCTGCAGCGGTCTGCAGCTTGCCCGTCAGATCGTCGAGCGCGCCGATACCCTGGTTGAGCAGCGCCCGCAGCGCAGGCCCGGCCTCCTGACCAACAGCGTTGATCGCCTTCGACCCCGCGGGACCGCTCGCCGCGAGCTGGCGCAGAGCCTTGTTGAAATCACTGGTCGTGATCCCGATGTTCGCCAGCTCGTTGCGGAACTTGCTGGCCGGGTCGGAGAACTGCGCCAGGATGCTGTTCAGCGCAGTACCCGCCCGCCCCGCGTCGATGCCGGCGTCGGCAAACTTCCCGATGATCGCGACCGTATCTTCGAGCGACAGCCCCAGCGAGTTAGCCAGCGGCGCAGCGAAGCTCAGCGCTTGAGCAAGCCCCTGCACTGACGTGTTCGAGGCATTCGCACCCATCGCCAGCACATCGGCAACACGGCCCGCTTCGCCGAAGCTGAGGCCCATGCCGTTGACGGCCTTCGTCACATACTCGGCAGCCGTACCGAGTTCGACGCCCCCGGCCTGAGCAAGCTGCAGCACGGCCGGCAATGCTTCCACGGCCTGCTCGGCGGTGAGGCCGGACTTCGCCAGATTCTCCAGCGCCTCGGCAGCTTGCGTGCTGGTGTACTTGGTCGTCGCACCGGCCTGCTCAGCAGCCTGCTTGAGCTTTTCTAGTTCAACCCCACTCGCACCACTGGCCGCCTGTACGCGCGACATGGCGGCTTCGAAGTCCATCGCCGAACCGAGGGCCCCGCCGAACATCTTGATGCCGAAGTATCCGGAGATCGCCGCAGCGACTCCGGCCACTTTGGCCTGAATGCTCGTGAACACCGCAGACGCTTCGTCCTTCGCGGTGATGATGATCTTCGTGATGGGGTTGCCGGCCATGGCGGGGGCGGTGCTCCGGGTTCGGGGTCAGTCGGCAGACTCAAGCCCTCGATCAATTTCGTGCCGCCACGAAGATGACCGAGGGCTTTGATCTGCCGGCTTAGATCATCTGGAATTCCATGTACTGGCTCAGGCCGGTACCGACGCGGTTCTCGTCCTTCAGCACTGTCATGGAAAGCGTCATTTCGGCGAACTCGTTGCCGATGCGGCTGAAGCCCGAGGTCGGCGAGAACTTGCAGCGGAAGTAGCGCCCGACGAACGGGTTGCCGGAGTCGACTTCGTTGAGGCCGTCGAAGATGACCTCGTATTCGGTACCCGAATTGACCAGCGCCTGGATGACGTACTGCGGGTTGCGCGTGTAGTCGACCTTGAGCGGCAGCTCGGAATCGCCGATGAACAGGTCGGCGCCGCCGGCAATGAAGCGGATGCCCTGCGGGGTGACGGCGTAGTGCGTGTCCTTGGTCAGGGTGAGCGTGCCGAGGTCGCGCCACACGGCGGTGCCGTCGGTCACGGTTTGGCCAGCCGTCACCGGCCAGGTGGGTTCCACGCCGCCCGAGGTGCCGCCGTCGATGCACAGGTACGCCCGCGCGGTATCGAGCACGAGATCGCCTTCCACATACACGGTGTTCTGCGCCCAGGCCGCGGTCGCGTCGATCTTCACGACGGGCGCGACGTCCGGGTCGGGGATGTAGTTGAACGTGACGCGCTCACCGCTCCAGGCGGACTGCGCCTCGTTGGTGAGCGCCTGCGCCGCGAGCAGCTCGTGCGTGCCGCGCATGCCGATGGCGATGGTTTCCGGCTTGATGTCGTTGACGTTAAGTTCGGCCGTGACCGAGGTGACGGTTTCCGAAACGTCCAGCTCGCCGCCGCCGGCCTCCTGGAAGTCTTCGCGGGCCTGACGGTCGGTTTCGATGGTCTCGGACAGCGACACGACGTTGCCGAGACGGAACTTGCGGCCGAGGCCGTTGAGCGGGCGCAGGCTGATGTGGCCCTTGCCCTTGTAGCCGCGGGTGAGAGAGACGCGAGGCATGGTGATGATCTCCTGTTACGACGCCCGCAGGCGTGTGTCTGAAATGGTCAGGTTGATGGTGTAAACCCACAGCCCGGCGGCTTCGTCGGGCGCTGCAGAGGGGTCGATGTCGGGCTGCTTGTCGGCGTCGACACGCCACCCCAGCAGGCGTGACAGGATCGTGCCGATACCGGTGACGGCCGCATCCCGCGCCGTGGGGCTGACGCGGATCTGATTCACGATCACCGACACCGAAAAGCGCTGATCGCCGAGCAGCGCGTCGTCCTTCTGCGCCCGCTTCGCCAGCCCTTCCCACGCCACCCGCACCGCCACGGCCGGCGCACCGGCCGCGGTGAAGTCGATGAAATCGAACGAGCCGAACACCGGCGCACCGGGGATGGCGTCGGCGAGCAGGGTGACGAGGGCGGATTCGTAGGCAGCGAACATCAGGCGGCAGCCTCGACGAGCTGGACCACGTATTCGAGGCCGTTACCCACCCGCGCCGACGGCACGACCACCGTGTAATGCACGCCGCGGATCCAGAGCCCCGCGCCGAGAATGAACGTCCCTGCGGTCGCGGGGTAGCGCAGCGAGAAGTCCCCGACCTGCGCGGCGCCATCCAGAGTGGAGACGTCTGCACAGGAGAACATGCCGATGAACGGATCCCCGACAGCCGGGGTTACCGGCTCGCCGAGGGTCGCGTAGATCGTCGCGAGATGCGCCGCAGGATCGAACATGCGCGAGCGCTTACGCCGTCAGGGTGCCGGGGCAGCCGGTGAACTTCACCAGCAGCGAGGTCACGCCGTTGCCGGCAGCCTCGAAAGCGACGGCAGCGGGGCCGGTGATGTCGCCGGACGCAGCAATAGCTGCGTTGTCGTCGAACGCCGCAGCGGAGGCGTCCCAGGTGAGAGTCTCGCCCTGGGCGATCACGGCGCCGGAAACCTTCGGCACCCTGTGCACCCCGTGCAGGCAGACTTCTCCGATGGCGCCGTTGGCAATCGCGTCCGTTGCGACGCCGAGCAGGTTGCCGACGCGGACGACTTGTCCCGACACGATGTCGGCGGAAGCGGTGATGGTCATCACCATGCCGTGTTGCGTGAAGTTTTTCATGTCTTGAGCTCCTGTTCAGGCCGGTTCTAGCCCGGCCCTATGGGGGAATGGGTTAGGCGCCGACGTTCTTCCACAGGCCGCGGTGATCGATGGCCTTGGCGGCGAAGTCGAGGCGGGCCTTGATCTCCATGCCATCGACCTCGAAGCCGTTGCGGGTCTCGAGATACACGCCCTCATTGCCGTCGAGGTAGCAGTACTCGATGGTGTCGATCTGCGCGGGATCGGCGGCGAGATACCACGCCGTTGCGCTCGATGCGTCGAGGCGGGGCTCGGCGATCACCTGCAGCGTGCTGGAGAACGGGTTGATGTCTGCGCCCTTGGTCGAGACGTACGCAGCGCTGGTGTATTGCTGCGCCACGGTTTCGAGCGCGGCCGGCACCAGAAGGAACTGCGGCATCACGTTGATGAGCTGGCCATCGAGGCTGGTCTGCTTGCGCATCGCGGCGCGGCCGATGCCCAGCGACGCCACGGCGATGACTGCATTGGCTGCAGCCAGGTTGCCGTGGTCGGCGTGGAACAGCGCAACGCCGTCGGCCATCGCGGCGTTCGCCGTCACGATGCCCCACACGATGTCCGATTCCAGGTTCGCCGCGGCGCGGCCGAACTTCGCCGGCATGTCGGTGAAGGCGCTCAGGTCATCGTTGATGATGGCCTGACGGGTGATGGCGATGATGCGGCCGTAGGTCGCGAGCTGGTAGGTTTCCTTGCCCTCGCCGATCGTGCCGTAGGTGAATTCGCCGTGCTCGTTCACCTTCTTCAGGGTCGGCGCGTCGCCCACCTGCGTGCGCTGGATCTGCTTGAAGTCCGGCGCGCTGGCCTGCTTTGTGAAGGGGCGGAAGGTCTGCGGCGCGTTTTCATAGGCGGCACGCAGCGTCTTGTTCGCGACGTTCGCGAGGATCGCCGGGAAGTCGCCCGTTGCCTGCATCGAGCGCGTCGCGATCTCCATCTTGTCCAGGCCGCGGGTGTTGATGCCCTGCGCCTCGAGCAGGCTGCGCCCGACTTCCAGCAGCGACAGGCCACGGTACTGACGGCCGTTGTCGTCCAGCTTGTGCTTGCCCGGGGCCGCGCGGTTCAGGATCGCGTTTTCCACGCCAGCGCGGCGCACGTCGACCTCGTCCTGCACGGTCTGGATTTGCGGCGTACGGGGCGCGGTACCGGCTGCATCACGGGCGGCGAGGTGCTCGAGCACGGCGGCACGGGCCTGCTCGACGGTCGAACCGTCGGCGATCAGCTTGTCGGCCAGCGCGACGTTGTGGCGCTTGCACAGGGCGGTGATGTCGGCCGTGCGGGTGCGCTCGGCGGCAATCGCCTCGGAACGAACCTGGTCGGCGTTAATGGGATCGACGGGGGTGCCCGCCGGCTTTTCAGTGGGATCGGCCATCGTGGCGGCTCCTTGGGTGGCGGGCTGGGCCCGGTTGATGAAGATGCATTCGGTACGCTCGGCGCCGGGTTGCGGCGCACTGCGCACCTGTGCATCGGCGTCCGCAGGAATCGCGACGAACGACAGCTCTTGCGGCTCCCAGTCGACGGCGCGGTAGATATCCACCGCGCCCTCTTCCTTGACGATTTCGTACTTGCGCACGGCATAGCCGACGGAGATGTTCCGCAGGATCCCGGCCTTCACGTCGGCGATGATCGCCGCGACGTCGGCGCGCTCCGAAAAGCGCACCAGCGCGCGACCTTCGCCGTTCTCGATCCACGCCCTCACGACTACGCCGATGATGTTGTCGAGGCTGGCCCGGTGATCCTTGAGCAACGGCGCGCCGGCATTGAGGCGCTCCATGCGCACATGCGCGACGTCGAGGCTAAGTTCCTCGTCGTAGTAGCGGTCTTCCCACCAGTCATAGCGCCGCACCTTGGCGCCGGTGCTCCAGACGAGTTCGACGGTGCGCGCCTCCTCGTTCAGCGTGGCGGGCTGGAAGCTCGCCTCGCGCTGCTGGACGGGCAGCGCGCGGCGGGTCTCTCGGGTTGCGGGAGTTGTCATTGGGTCACCTCGGGTTCAACGGCAGGGGCGGGCTCTGCGGTTTTCTTGCTGGCAAAGAACGCGAGCGCTTCGAGCGCGCCACTGTCCTTCAGCTTCTTGAAGTCCGCGCCCAGCTCGGCGAATACCCGGTCGGGCTGATAGCCCCGCTGGCGCAGCTTTTCCGACAGGGACGACATGCCCGACTCGATTTCCATCGCATCGGCCTTGGCGTCCTGCTGCGGATTGACGTACTGCCACTTCGGCGGCGTCCATTCGACGGCAGTGTCGGCAGCGCGGAGCTTCCCGACGAGCACGGCAGCGTCGACGAAGGCACGCCAGATCGGCCAGAGCAGCCTCGGCACGAGGACATGCCACTGTCGCTGTGAGGCAGCGCGGCGAAATTCCAGCAGCCCAACGCGAGCAGACGAGAAATTCACGAGTGACAGATCGCCCGTCAGCATCTCGTACGTCACGCCGAGCCCGGCCGCGAGCGCGTAGAGCTGCACGCGCACATACTCCGCATAGCCCCCGACCGCGGCTGGCTGTGCGACGGTCACGTTCTGGCCATTCGTCGCGAGCACCGCCCCGGGGGCGAGGCTCCCCAGGTTGCCGAAGAGCGCCGCACGATCCTGCGCCGCGGCCACGGATTCCCCCGCGCCTGGGACGGCGAAATCCGCACCATCGCCGGAGACGATCACGGACAACAGCGCTTCGTTCTGCTTGCGGGCGAGCTCGGCATCCTCGTAGATGGCGAGGTCGCGCATGCGGGCGATCACGGGAGCGAAACGCGTGATGCCGCGAGCCTGGCCCGGGCGGTCCGGCGCAAAGAGATGGATGACGGATTCAGAAAGAATCCGCCGACTGGATGCTGATTGCCGGGCGCCCAGGTTCTTGTCTCCCGGATGGGAGTCGAACAGCCAGTACGCCGCGACGCGGCCGATGCTGTTCAGCTCAACGCCCGAGATGATCGGACCGCCCGCTTCGCCTTTCGCAGCGTTGCGGGTCGAGTCGAGATAGTCGATTTCGAGGACTTGCAGTTGCAGCGGCACCGCGAGGCCGTCTTCCGGGCGCCGGGTGCGCAGGCGAATCAGCACCTCGCCGTCCTGCTCCATGGCGCGGTAGGCCTGCGCCACCAGTCCGTTGAAGTCGGCGCGGCCGTCGGCGTCGCATTGCACCGCCCACTCCGCCCACAGCGCGTCGATCACCTTGCGATCCGATGCCCGTTTCGCACGCGACTCGGGAACAATGCCGTCGCCGACGACATTCGCGACCAACGAATCGAGTGCCTTGCGGGCATACGGGTTGTTCTGCACCAGGCTGCGGGCGCGGTGCCGAAGCATCGGCGCGTCGGCGGCGTGATCCGCATTCGGGCCGGCACCGGCGCGCCGCGGAATCCATCCGTCCTTCAGGCTCGCGCCCTCATAGGCGCGGGCAACTACCTTCCCCAGGGACTGGCGCGCAACTGCACGACGCAGCGCCCGCGCCGGATCGAAGATGGCGATTGCCTTGTCGATGAGGTTGTAGGCCGTCGTTGCCATCAGTCGCGACGCCCGGCCGGGGTGAAGTAGTAGACGGAGCGAGCGGGCCGCACGGAGACTTCCCGCTCGATGATCGCCTTGACGCGCTCCATCTCGCGCAGGCTGCGATACGTAACGTTCTGGCCATTGACGACGCACGACAGAACGCCCGATGCGATCGCGGCGTTGATTCGGTCGAGGTCGGTCTGGGTGTAAGCCATGCTGCTGTTTTACGCATGGCCTTGTCGCATTTCCCGGAAATTTGCGACAACTTTTTCAGGGGAGGCGCTACGCCTTTTTCAGGACCCTGTACACCGTGGCACGGTGAATACCCAGCTCTTCAGCCACCTGCCCGGCGTTGCGGCCGTTGAACCGACGACGTACACGGTCCGCAAGTTCGTCCGGCGGAATGCGCTTGTAGATTCGGCATTCCTCACCGCCGAACTCGCGGCGCAGCTGCAGTTCGAGCTCTACCGCCATCGTTTCGGAAAACGTCGGCTCGATGTGGCGGAGGCGTTCAATCATTCGGGCGAGGAGGTCCATTACCAGGCGCGGGCGAGTTTTCGGGAGGGCTGAACGGCGGGACGCGGCAGCAGCGGGGCGGACGCGGGTTCCGATGCAGACGTCTGCGCCGCTGGGCGCTGCGGGGCGGGCTGTGGGTTGGCACCAAATAGGTCTTCAATGGTCGGCTGCACCTGCTCCTCGAGATCGGACCACCAGCGCTTGCGCTTCGGGGCCCACAGGTCGAGGCGCTCTTCCAGCCAGATCGCGTACGCGGTCATGTCGATCACCTCGTTCCGCTTGCGATTCGGCGTCCAACGCGACTGTGTTCCAGCCTGCGTGCGCACCGTGACGCGATCTTCGGCGGCGAGCTGGCGAAACCATTCGTCGGTGTTGTCGGCAGACAGATGCACGTAGCCGGGTCCGGGCTGGGTGATTTCGAGGCGGGCGGCGAGGCGGTCCTTCGCAAGGTTGGTACCCACGTGCCACAAGGTCGGGCCGTGCTTCTCGCGCTTGCCTTGCCAATTGAAGCCGACTTTCGTGTTTCCGTTCTCGATGCTGCGCTCCACTCCAGACGAGCCCTTCACGGCATACACGCGCCGCGCGCGGTGCTTGTGGGCGAACGCATAGACGGCGTCGGCGTGGTGGCCCCCGGAGTCGACGGCGGTGGCGTAGATGCTCTGTGTCGTGCCGCTCGCGTGCTGGTAGGTCTCGCCGAGAATGAATTCCTCGAATTCCAGCCACACATCTTCCTGCGCCGGGTTGCCAAAGAACACGCGGTGATCGATCGTCCACATCTGGCCGCCGAGGCCGTAGCCCCACACCTGCGCCTCGAGCCGGTTTCCTTGGGTGTCGGCGCCACACAGCAGAAGCAGGCAATCACGCGGCAGCAGGCGGATCTTGAAAGGCTCGGCGCGCTGCTTGAGTTCTTCGGCGTCTGTGCGCTCGATCTCCCCTTCCCAGCACTCCCCGCGGGTGGTGTTGGTCCACGCCTTCATCTTGGTTTCGTCGCCCCGCTCCATCGCCTCCCGCGCGGCGAGAAACTCGCGCACGATCTGCGCCCAGGACACGGCCGGGCTGTAGGCGGTCCAGACGTGGAATGCAATGTGCCGGGGCGTGGGCACGCCATCTCCGGCAGGCGTCGTGAAGCGGCCGTCCGCGTGCAGCCAGATCGTCCCGTCCTCGTTGATCCACACGCCCTGCGATTCGACGGCGAGATACTCGCCGTGATCGATGAGGGTGGCGCAGTGGGGGCACAGGTGGCGCGCGGTGGCCGGATCGCGATCGGTGAATTTCAGGCCGTGCGGCTCATCCTTCCCGCCCCAGGTGAGCGCGTGCCGCTCTCCGCAGTGGGGGCACGGGATCTGAAACGTGAAGCGCTCATCGGCCAGGGTGTAGCGCTCGTCGACAAGCGAGAAGCCCTTGAGCTTCGGCGTAGATCCGACGATCACCTTCGGGAAGGTCGCGCCTTCAACGCGCTTGGCCGCGAGGGTGAAGGGGTCGCCTTCCTTCTCCACGTCCCGGTCCATCGCGTCGACTTCGTCCAGCTCGGCAACGTCGACCGAGATCCGCCGGAAATTCTTCGCGGCCTTTGCCCCCTTCGTGTGCAGCATGGAGCCGATGAACTTCTTTGCCTGCAGCGTGTTGTCTTTGTGCCGCGACACATAGGACGGCAGCACGTCGCGCATCACCGGCACGTCGCGCAGCATCGGGTCGAGCTCGGTTTTCACGAACTCGTCGCGGTCCTCGTCGGTGGGCTGCCACAGCGCCTGATTGCGGCGCTTGTGGTGGGCGAAGTAGCCGACGGCCGCGAGCAGGATCTTGGTGTAGCCGACCCGCGCGGATTTCTTCAGGTCGATCTCGTAGATATCGTCGTTCGAGATGCACGCCATGATCGCGCGCTGGAAGGTCCAGGGCGTCCAGCGCTGCTCGACGTAGGACGATTCGGCCGACAGGTAGAAGTGCTCCTGCGCCCACTCGTCCAGCGTCATGGGCTCCGGTACCGCCCACGCGGACATGCCGCGCTGCAGCCTGCGATCGGCTTCCGCTTCGGCAAGACGGGCGATTTCGGAGAGGTCCATTCCGGTCAGGCCTCCACGTCAAGCGCGCCGGAAGAATCGCCGGCCTCGTCCGCCTGGTCGTCCTCGCGCAGGTCGGCGAGCGACACGGCCGCCGCGATGTTGCGGACCTTGGCGATATCTTTCGCGATGGCGGCGATGGTGTCCGCAGAAAGCGACGGCTCACGGCGTCGAATCGTCCCGGGGATCGTGTCCAGGATCTTCGCCGCGCGGGCGCCGGCCTTCGCGAGGACTTCCTCGATCAGCTGCACTGGCGCGAGCTCGCCGCGCGTGACAGCGTTCTGCATGGCCACGCGGTCGGCCTGCTCTTTCGCCAGTCGTGCCCGCTCCCCTGCGAGATCGAGATCCCCGGCGGCGGCACGCCCTGCAGCCTGTTCGCGCAGGCGGCGGATGTAGCGCACGCGGACCTCGTCCAGGGAGGCGGTGCGCCAATCGATCCCGAGGTCGGCACACAGGCCGGAAACCGCCTGCTGCGACATGTCGAGATGATCCGCAATTCCCTGTTGAGTCAGCAACTTACAACCCCCTTAGAAGAAACCTGTGACTAGAGAAACAAGCAGGTCCGAATTACCCTTGACTAGCCTTTCGCGGAAGGACCCAAAGCGCGCGGTCACCGGCTGGCCTCGCGGTTGAAGGCCTCGGCGTACTCGCGCGCGAAGTTCTGCTCGATGGCCTTGCGACCCACACCGTAGAAGTCGAACCGCGGGCGGTACTGCGCACGAGTCACGAACATCAGGATCGGTTCGATTGCGCTCATCCTTCCGCCCCGAGTACCAACGAACGAGAACGACGTTCGCTTGTAGATGCCAGGCTTTAGGTTCTGACGACGGCCCTCCTTCCAACTACCGCCCCCCACACGCCGCCCCGGCATGGCGGCGAAGTACTCGAACCCGCGCTTGGTGCGCGTTCCCTTGCGCCGCTTGTTGCGCCCCTTCTCTCCCATGTTCTGAGTCGATCCAGCGTAGGGCTCTGCCGAGTCGAACCAGGACAGCACCTGCTTGATCTGTCCGACCGACATGTTCCCGTACGCATCGAGCGCCGCCTTCCTGCCCGGCACCGCATACCAGCCCGCAGGTAGTAGGCCGCGCTTGCGAAGGGCCAGTTCGAACGCCTTATCCTTCCGCCCGCCCCCAACGATCTGGGAGTTAAGGTAGTTGTCTGCCCTGTGCCAGTAGCCGTCCTTTACCTGGACACGCGCCGACATCTCGCCCTTGTCGATGACCACCTCGAAGGCATTCAGCGTCCAGCGGGTGGGCCGGTCGAACACCTTGGCCATTTCCTTTTGCTCGATGTCCTTCACGATGCGCGCAGTCTTCAGCAGCGCACGCTGTGCAGCGACCTCGACTTTGCGGTTATGAGCCTTCAGGGCCGTGGCCAGCTGCGGCAGGTCGTGCTTCACGGAAATCCTGATCATCGTGCCGCCCCTTTCTTCTGCTCAGCATCCCGCGCCTCGCGCTCCGACCGCGCCTGGTGGCGCATGCGGGCGAGGCTTCCGCGCACGATCAGATCCCATGCTGCGATGGATGCAGAGAGATCGGCCAGCCACAGCGCCCAGCTCGCGATCATGTCCGGGTCGCCCTTGTCGATTGCCGCCTTGATTGCGACGCCGATCTCGCGTTCGTCCTCTTCCGACCAGTCCTCGCGCGCTTTGCGCACCTCGGCCACGCGCACGAAATCGGCGCGCATCTTCTCGACAACTTGCTTTATCGGCTGCTCCATGCGCCCTCCACGGTGATAACCCCTTCTTTCCCTGCCTGCTTCCCAACCTTTCCCAACCTAAAAACAGAGGTTGGGAAGCAAAAGCCCTTGAATCCCCTGCTACTTCCCAACCTTCCCAACCTTCCCAACCTTTTTTTGTATTTGCTCACGCGCATGTACACGCGCGGGTGTGTGTGCGCCCGCTCGCTCGCACCTGTGCATGCGTGGACGAGGTTGGGAAGGTTGGGAAGGTTGGGAACACCCAACAACGGCGCGGCTTCCAGCTTCCCAACCTCGGCGCCAAGGCTGGGAAGGTTGGGAACGGAGGTTGGGAAGCGGTCAGAACGGCGCATACGTTTCTTCCCCCTCCTGCACCCGCGCCACCCGCGGATTAGCTGCGCTGGCACGGGAATCGCTTCGGGCGCGTGACGGCGGAACATAGAGGCGACGGCGACCCGGATCATCGGCGAGCCTGTCCTCTTGCCGGCCGCAGCCGAGCTTGCGTAGCGTGATCCCGATGCGCGTGACGACCGCAGGCGTGAGCTTGTCGGGCGTCAGCCCGAGCGGGCCCGACGCCACGTCGGCCATCGAGAAGGGCGCAACCTGATCCTTCACCCACTTGGCGAGGTAGTCCTCGAACGGCTCTGGCATGCCCCGCTTGGCCTGCTCGGGGTTGAAGAGCTGCTGTTGCTCCTCGGGCGATGGCCAGCAGCGTTCGCCCGCCCGGTAGTCGGCCAGCGCCTCAGCGAGCATGTTCTCGAGGTTGCCGCGCAGGCCGTCCAGGTTGAGCTCGTCTCCGCACATCACGGGCCAGAAGCGGCGTCCGCCGGTCGCATCCTTGAGGTATTCCTCCTCGTTGGTGGTACCGATGAACACCGACTGGCGCGGCACCTTCGTCAGGCGCTTACCGTAGGGCGGGCGATACTCGTCTTCCTGCCGGCTTAGGAAGGACTTCTGCTTGCGCTCTTCCGCCTTCATCAGCGAACCCAGCTCCGCGATCTCATAGATCCAGTGTCCCGGCAGGGCCAGCAGGGCATCCTTGTTGTTGAGATCGAGGTCAGTGTCGCCGAACCACTTCCAGGAGAGGATGCGCGCAACCGTCGACTTCCCCTTCCCTTGCTCGCCTTCCAGCACGAGGCAGTAGTCGAACTTGCAGCCGGGCTCCATCACGCGCTTGATCATGCCGCGCAGGAAGAATGACCCGACCAGCGCGGTGTATTCGGTTTTCTCGACACCGAGGTAGTCCGACAGCCAGTCTTCATTGCGCCGGACGCCATCCCACGGTGCCAGCCCGGCAAGAGCCTCGCGCACGGGGTGAAAGCGGTTCTGCCGGGCGATCACCTCAACAGCCTGCCCGACAGTCGTGGGCGAGAACTCGACCGCCCACGCCCGCTGCAACCAGATTGCGGCGGTTGTGTCGAGATGATCCGTCCATTCCCCTTGAACAGCTCCGCGCGGGTCGCAAGGCAAAAGCGAGCGGAAGACGGTTTTCTCGGCAAACTCGTCGTACGCGATCACGCCCCGCCATTCGCGCATGCACGAGAGCACCAGCTCCGCATTGGCCAGGCAGGGCGAGATCTCGCCCTTCTTGCGCAGCAGGCGCTCCGGCCAGTCTTCCTGATCCGGTGGTTCCATCCCCTCCCCCGCGGGAGCTTCGGAGGGGTAGAAAGGGGTTTCGTCAGTGGGCGAATGATCGGGGGCAGCCGGGGCGGGCGTGGCGGGCATGGGGGGCTGCGATGCCTTCGCCGGGCGCTGTCGGGCCTTGCGGTCCTTCGCCTTCGCCCAGGGCGACACCCAGCCCAGCCCCTCCGCCAACCCGAAGATCGTGCCGATGGTGATCTTGTCCGGGTTGAACCCGTCCCAGCGCTTGCGGGTGTCGTCACCGCCCGCGTATTTCGGGCTGCGCGCGGACCATGCATCCCACACGTAATAGCCGGCGGTGCCAAGGCCCGCCTTGCAGGCCATGCCAACGTCGATCCATTGCTGGTACTCGTCAGGCGACACATGCCCGAGCGCCTCTTCGGCCAGCGCTACGGTTTCCGCCACACTCCGCTGCCGCCCGCCTGGAAGATTCAACGGGGCCGGCGCCGGGGCACTGGACGGCTGCGCGGGGCGGGCGTGCTCGGGCTTGCCCTTCACCGTGACGTACAGGCGCCTCAACACCTCGGGCGCGATCGGGCGCACTTCGGACGGCGCACCATCCCACACGCGACCCGTGAAGGTGAAGAACTGAACGCCGCAGAAAACTTCGATGCCGACCTTGTTGCTCTTGAACGAATCCGTTTCCCCGGCGCAGATGATGTGCACACCCTTTCCGCTGGGGGAATACTCGGTATAGCTGTCGCAGGCGCGGATGATCTCGGCGCACCGATCGGAGATCTCGCCCGTCTCCGAATCGATCATCCCGTCGAGGTCGATCCCGACCAGCCCGTCACCGGGCAGGAAGGCGAATCCGACGCCGTCGAAATCCCCCCCTGCCACAGCCGCGGCCGCAGCGGAAAAGGGCACAAGCCGAGCGCGATCGCGCTCGCCGCCTTGCTCTTTCCAGCGCTTCCCGCCGGCCGCGTAATACGGCATCTTGCGCGGCTTTTTCTCGGGCGTTTCGCCCGGCTCGTAGCGCCACACTAGCCACTGGGCCAGTTCGGCCAGAGCAGGGATGACCGCTGCCGGCACAGGGCAGCGGCGCCGATAGTCCGCGCGATACGCAGCAAGGTCCGCCCAGGGCGGCGTCTGCTTCTCGTCGTTTCCGGTCATGACTTGTGCGTGGCCCGTCCGCTACGTGCTCGCCAGTCGATCAGGCACGCCGATTCATGCTCACCAGGAGCGACGTACGCACAGAACGTCGCTCCTTCCGGAACTTCATCGCCGCAGTTGTGGCACAGCCCGACCGCCGGAAGCGCGCGGGCCGGGGCTGCCCGGCGGCACGATTCGATGGCGCTGTCGAGCATCGCCAGCTGGTGCGCTTCAGACGACTCGATGAAGTTCTCATCCATCACCGCCCCTCGCCCGCTGAAACGACACGCATGGGCTTCGTGTCGGGCTCGCGCACCTGACTCTCCACTTCCTTCAGGAAGCCGTGCACCGAGCGGATCACACGGCTGCCGACCACGCGCAGGGCTGCGACCTCGTCGCGGGTGATGAGACCGTCGCGGCGCGCCTCAGTAAACTGCGCGGCGAGCTCGCCGAAGCGGCGCATCATCTCGAGCTGCGCCTCGAGGAGGTCATCATCGGCGGCCTCGCCGTCGAGCACCGGCACGAATATTCCGCCGAAGGTTCCGCACTTGGCCTCGATGTAGCCCATGGCGCCGGTCTTCTCCATCACCGCCAGGCCCAGCGCATCGGCTTCGTGGTCGGTTACGTCGTAGTTCGGCATGCTGTCGGCGAACTTGTTGTGCAGCACACCGGGCGAGCGCCCGATCAGGCGAGCCAGGGCAGCGATGCCACCGGGGAAGGCCTTTGAATCCGCATGCAATGCGAAGATGCCGTCGTGCTTTTCTGCGTGTGTCATTTTCTTATCTCCTCAGTCCACTGCGAAAAACGAACGCCCTACACTTTCCTCAACCAAAAAGGTGCCGGCCGACGAGTGCCGGCCGGCATAACAGCCTCGGTGGCTGAGGAGAGAAAACCATGCAACGAGGGGCGCGCACCATGCGGATAGAATTGGAGTTCTCACACACCATGTTCATCACCACAGGAGCGCGCCGTGAAACGACGACGAACGCGAACTGCACTCTCAGATCTGCTCGGCGCATTGATGACCGGCCATCTTCAATCTGTGATCGCGGCCGTCCGCCGGTTGAGCGGGATCCGCTAGACGCACGGAACGATCCCATCGCGCCCGCAATCACCCTCGACCGTTCCCTTCCCGTCGCCCTGCCGCGCCGCGGCGATCATCACCGCATCGTCGGTCGATGCCGGATCTGCGGTCTGACACCCAAGCTTCGCCCCCTGACCAGATTCGGGCAGGGGGCGTGGCTTCGATGGTGGCGGGTGATCACCCCTTTCCGACTCCCGCTCCAGGCGGTTCAGAAACTCGACGAGGCGAAGCCCATCCTCGACAGGATCCGGAACGTCCCCGCTCTCCCATCGGGAGATGCGCGGCTGCGGAATACCAACGGCGCGCCCGATCTCGGACTGGGACAGTCCGCGTTGACGCAGCTTGAGGATGGTGTCTTGTACGGTAGTCATGATCTCATTATACGACGCCGTATAACGCGGTCAATACGCACGCGTTTAATTCACGCGTGCATAGTTTGGGGATGACAGTGCACAAGATCGTCGCCCGCCTAATCGACCAGCTGTTGGACTCGCGCTCTTATCCGAGCGTCAATGCCATCGCGAAAGACATGGGCATGAACCAACCGACCCTCGCCCGCATCTACAACGGCGAATCGCTTGACCCCAAGCGCGAGAGCGTCGAGAAGATCGCGAAGTTCTTCCACCTGACCGTGGATGACCTGTACCGCGACGCCCGACGCGTATCACCTTCGCCGAATGGTCACGCAACGAGCAATGGGGGAGAATTGCCGACCTCAAACGAAGTGCGAGACAACCGGGCGGAATATGCAGCGCAGGTGCAGGACAGTGTTGAAATCCCGCAGTACGATGTGTCGGGCGCAATGGGCAACGACGGACTGATGCTCGCCGACCAACCGGGGGTGATCAAGGATTGGCACGTGACCCCGGAATGGCTGACGAAGAACGTGCCCCACTGCACGGGCGTGCGCAACCTTTGCATCGTCACCGGGTTCGGTGACAGCATGCGACCGCTTTACAACCCCGGCGATCCGCTGCTGGTCGATATCGGCGTGCGCAAGATCGAAGCGGACGCCGTGTATTTCTTCAGGGTCGGCAGTGAAGGCTACATCAAGCGAATCCAGCGCATCCCCGGGCGCGGGTACTTGGTTAAGTCGGCCAACCCCGAGTACGAGACCTGGACGATCACGCCCGACATGGAGGTCCAGGTGCTCGGACGGGTGTTGATGGCGTGGCGCTCGGAAAAGTTCTGACGGAGAACAGAAGCATGACCTACGGGAAAGCGGTTGCTGCGGTGCTACTGATGGCGGCGAGCTGTGCCGCCACCGCACAGGTCTACAAGTGTTCCCAGCCAGATGGGAGGATGGCATACCAGGACCACGCCTGCGCAAGCGGGGCTGGCAAGCCCATCGACGCGCGGCCCGCCGCCGGCAGCTCGAGAACTGCCACCACAGGAGCATCTGCTGCGGCCAGCACGACCAGCAAGGAAAAAGCGTTGCTCGACCAATACGAGCGCGAACGGCAGCTGCGCGCCATCACGTACGACATCGATCAGCTCGAGCGGGCGATGGATTCCGACCAGCAGCGCATGGACGCGGAACTTGACGCGCTGCGCAACCGGAAGCGCTATGCGAACAACAATCTCGCGGGAGCGACATGGGAAGCGAGCATTTCGCAAGAGATGCAGGCCGTGACCGAGCGCTACAACACCAAGGCCGCCGCTGATCGACAACGGCTCGAAGACATGCGAAAGCGCCGGGACAGCCTAGAGCAGTAGCCCGGCCAGACCGAAACAAAGCAGACGCCCGCCTCGCGCGGGCTTTTTCTTATGCACAGTTATACGTTCGCGTATTGACATTCCTATACGCGCTCGTATAAATTTCTCCCATCGCCTAACCCATAGGCACGGGAGAACACGATGATCGGCACCCCCACCACAGACACCCTCGCGCACACCGTCATCAGCGGGTCGGCCACGACCGGCATGACGGTGACCACTCGCGACGGTCGCCCGGCCCGCCTGGCGGTGCTGGACGAGGACGGCAACGTGATCGAGGCCGGCGACGCCGTGGCCCGCGAGGCGTGGAACGTGGCGATCCAGTGTCACCGCAACTTCTGGCAGGCGAATGGCCACCTGGTGGTGCACACGAGCCCGACCGGGCTGGTGACGGCGCCGCCGAAAGGGCGCGCGAGGCGCTGAGATGGACATCGCCGCCGCCTACCAGCGCAGCGCGTTTCCCGCCCTCGGGATCAGCCTGGAGACGGCGACGACGGAACCGGCCCTGCGAGCGACGTTGGAACTGGCGCACTGGATGCGCGAACGCGAGCAGCGCAGGACGGCGAAGCGTGCCGAGCGGATCGCGGCGGGGAAGTGGATCGAGAACACGAACGGAGAACGGACATGAGCACACCGGAGCAAATGGAGGCACTGCAGCGGCTGTGGCAGCTCGCCAACGGCCATAGCGGGCAATGCCGAATCGTCGCGGCCTTCCTGCTCGGGCTTTACAACGGGCGCCGGTTTCCGTTCGACATGACGGATTTTCGCGGCCTGGATACGGAAATCTTCCGCGACTGCCTTGCGGTACTGGCGATGGACAACACGCCGAAAGCAGAAGTGCACGAGCTGCTCGGCGTGCCGGGAGCGCGTTTCGAGAAGCTGGCCGACGACTGGCGCATCAAGGACCGGAGGGCGGCATGACCATCACGCTCGACGAGGCCACCACGCGCGCCGCGTTTCTGGCTTCCACCACCCGCACGAACATGCTGCGCCAGGCGCGCGACGGCCACATGGACCACGAGGCCTATGCAGTGCTGTCGGCCCTGACCTTCTGCGGCTTGCTCCCCGAATCGACCGCCGCCGCGATCCGCGCTGAGGCGGACGCGGCGTGCCAGCAGTTCTATTCGGATGCCCTTGCCGAACTGGGCGTCCCCCGCCACACCACCGAGGAGGCCTAAGCCATGAAGCTTGAACCGTATCCGGCCATCGCCGCCCAGCCACTGGAGTCCATTATGAGCAACGAACCGCAAACCCTTCAGCAGCTCCTCACCGAGCGCGTGACGATGTTCGCCGACGGCGAGCGGCCGCGCGAGATCCTCGATGCAGCCGTTGAGAAAATGTTCGTAGCGGTCATCGAAGACGCCTTCCGCAGTTACGGCGACATGGGCAAAGCCGTCAAAGAGGCGATCACCGCCGCGATGCCGGCCAATGTCAGCAACGTATTCGAGCTTACGCGATACAACGCGTTGATCTCGGAGTCCCTCAAACAGCGCTGGCACCAGGCAGCCGTCGAAAGCACGATGCTCGAGCGCGCAACAGCGGCAATAGACGAGGTCATGTCGCCCGAGTTCATCACGGGGGAGGTGTCGCTGCGCAAGCTGTTCGAGGTGTTCATCGAGCAACACAAGCAAGAGGCCGCTGAGAATCACTGGGAGCACCCGGAGATCCGTTTCCAAGACGGAACGAGCGGCAGCACCGAATTCCTGCACATCTATTTCGACCAGAAGCCAGAGGCCGAATACAAGCGGGATCAAAGCGCTTACTCGTCGGCCCGCGCGCCGCGACGCGACTACGAACTTTCCCACGCTCTTCACGTGTCCATCAATGGTGAGCGCACAGAAGGCGAAGGCCCCTGGAAGACGACCACCCGGATCGGGCGCGTCTATTCCGCGCAGATCGACGAGAAGAAGGTCGCTGTCGACATGCAGATCAGAACAGGGTGGGAACGCATCCTCGCTTCGCTGTACTTCGGCAATGCGACGCTAGTCATTGACTGCGACGCCGACGAATTCAGCTATGGCATCTACGACTGAGGGGACCGCGCCATGAATCTCCGACTGATCCAAGCCCTGACCCGCCACCGCCTGCGCCGCCGCCTGATGATCGAGACGGCACGACTCGAGGAGATGCGCGAGAACGCGAAGGAAACCATCGCAGCGCAGGAGCGCGCCGTGGAGCAGGCGCTGCGCCGCTACGACGCGGAGATCGGGGAGTCGGCAATCGACATCGCCAACCGCATCGACCGGGCCAGCAAGGCCGGATTGCTGGCCGCATGAACCTCCTGACCCTGACCGCACTGATCTGCGCTGCCTGCCTGCTGGTAGGCCTGCTGGTGGCGCAGGCCGTGGGGGATCTGCGCGAGGTGGCGGCGTGAGCGACGTGATTGCGGCGGACGCGCTGCTCGTCGACGAGCGTGTCGCTGTGCCGGTGACGGCCGTGCTGTCGCACGCGGACGCTGTTCGCCTTGAAGTCCTCGTCGCCCGCTGGCGCGGCGTGAATCCCGCCATGGACGAAAACACCATTACCGACGCGGTGTTCGCGGCAGGCCTGGCCGCCGTCGAGCAGCTCGTCGCCACTTTCCCGGAGCAAGCATGAACGCGAAGCACCCCACGACCAGCCTCGCGCCGCTGCGCGAACAGATCGCTCGCCACCTGGACGCGGAACCTGAATCGACAGTGAAGGCGATTGCGGCGACCTGCGGACAGGCGGAATACCCGAGCCGCATCGTCGGCGCGCTGAACGTCATGCGCACAGATGGTGATGTCGAGTGCGAGCAGCGCAAGGGCGAGATGCGGTATTGGCTGGCTCGGCCGCTGGATGTGATTCTCTCGGGCGAACAAGGCGCGATCACTGCTGCGCCGCGCAGGGCGGAGACGCCGCCCGCCCCTACGCGGCAAACGGAACGCGCCGAGCAGCGCCGCGAAATCATCCGCACAGCGATCGCCGGCAAGACTGCAGCGATCGGACCGACGCTGAAGTATTTGGCCGAAGCGTGCGAATGCACCGTTCCGGCGGTCGAGCAGCTGGTTGCCCCGATGCTCAGCGCCGGGACGGTGCGCAAGGCTCGCACCGAGGGCGAACGCTTCAATCGGCTTTTCGATCCGAAGGCAATTGCACCGCCCCAGCCGGAGGTGGGTGAAAACACCGGCAGCGACGGATCGGGGGAGTCAATAGTCCTCGCCGCAGTACCCGAGGCCGGCGCCGGCCAGGAACCCGCCCCGGCCGCTGTGGCGCCAACCGCAGCACCAGGTGCGGAGGACGATATGGAGCGACTCAAGTGCGCCGCCGAGCAGCTCGCGCTTTTCCACGAGATCTGCGAGCGATACGAGATCGGAGATTACCCGGCAGGGCTGGCCGGCCACCTGTCACGGCAGATCGAGCTGCGCGACATGCTTGTTTCCCGCGCCACCAAGGCCGAAGCAGAACGCGACGAACTGGCGCAGCAGTACAAGGACAAGGACGCGGAGCTGCTCAACCAGTCGAGCGTCGTTGTGTCCCTGCGTGCCGAACTCTCGACAGCGGAGCAAAAGCGCATCGACACGACCGGCGCCCTGACGCGCTCCATGCAGGATCTGGACACGATCCGCGAGCTCCTCGCGCCGTTCTCGGGCGATATCGACCCGTCGGACATGACCGAGGTAGAACTCGCCCAGCAGGCCGCAACCCTGTTGGTCAATCTTGCCCGAACCGTCGAGAACATGGCGCAAGGGGATCCCGCGGTCGACGTACTCGACGCCGCATCCGCCTACCTGATTCGTATCCCGAAGCGACGCCCGCGCGTCGTCACCAAGCCCGAGAAGGTCCGCGAGGCCGCCGTCGCTGCCGTACGCAACGGCGCCGAGCGCGCCGACGTGTTTGCACTGATCCCCCTCGGCACCGCCAAGCGCGGCGCCGAATGGACCGACGCCAACTGATCCACCACCCGAGAAGGACATCATGCACAACTTCTTCATCACCGTCCCGGAAACCACGCTCCCCGACGGCACCATCGTCCCGGCCTTTCAGGTCGGCCAGTACGCCTGCAGCCGGAGCAAGGACGGCCAGGCCGTCGTCACCGCCGAGGGCACGCCCTGGGTGCGGATCAACTACCGCGCCGCGATCGAGGACTGCAAGGCCGCGGGCTTCGCGCTCATCACCGAGCGCCAATGGCTCGCGATCGCGCACAACGTCGCTGCGCAGGCCTGCAACTGGACGGGCGGCGCCGTCGGCGAGGGCGAACTCTTCCAGGGGCTGCGCAACTGGATGGTCGAGGAGGCGCAGCCCGGCACCTACCAGCCCACCGACGAGAGCGAGCGCCGCTGGCTGACGCTCTCCAATGGTGAGCGCATCTGCGATCTCAACGGCAACGTCTATCAGTGGATCTTCGACGACTTGCAGGGCGACGAGGAAGGCGTCGTCGCACACCCCTTCGCCGAGGCCTCGCCCTCGATTAAGGCGCCGTTCGAGCGGATGCAGAAGGGTATGGGCTGGCGCCCGCAGGCCGGCGCGGATTGGTCCGGCTACGCCCTCATCCGGGGCGGCTACTGGGACTCGGACTCGCTTGCCGGCGTGTTCCGCCTCAGCTACGTCTGGCCCGACCGCGAGTACGACATCGTCGGCTTCCGCTGCACCAAGCCCATTGGTCTCTGATCCCCGGTCTCCGGTCACTGCGTCAGCGGTGACCGGACCCTCTCAGCACAAGGAATTCGCCATGCAAAAAGCCACCGCATTCGCCGAACGCGACCCCGCGACGCCCGCCACCGAGCAGGGCCTGATTCACAAGTTCAACGTCAGCCGCGTCGACGGCCGTGACGCCCCCGGCGGCGATCGCCACGGCGCGCGCTATTTCGTCCTCGATCTCGACCACGATCCGCACGCCAAGCCCGCACTGCGCGCCTATGCCGAGTCCTGCGAGGACAACTATCCGCAGCTCGCTGCGGACCTGCTCGCACAGATCGACCGCATCGAGCTCGGCGCCTTCGTTACTGTTCCCGAGACAACGCTCCCCTCCGGCCTGGTCGTGCCGGCCTTCCAGGCGAGCCAGTACCTGTGCAGCCAGTCGAAGGACGGCGCGCCGTGGGTCGAGATCAACTACCACGATGCCCGCGCCGCCTGCGAACGCGCCGACACGCGCCTCATCACAGAGACGCAGGCACTCGCCATCGCGCACGACATCGCGCAGCAGGACATCAACTGGACCGGCGGCAAGGTCGGCGAAGGGTCGATCTATCAGGGCCTGCGCAAGGGCAGCGTGAGCGCCGCGCAAGGGTCGAGCCTTGAGCCGATAGACCCCGACGAGCGCCGCTGGCACCTGCTCAGCAACGGCGAACGCATCTACGACTTCGCCGGCAACGCCTTCACGTGGGTTTTCGACGATGTGCAGGGCGACGAACAGGGCCTGACAACGCGCATCGCGGCCGACTCGATCAGCCTGACCACGGCGCCCTTACCGTCACTCGAGAAGGGTATGGGCTGGAGACCGCAGGACGGCGCGAATTGGTCCGGCTTCGCCCTCCTCCGGGGCGGCTACTGGGACTCGCGCTCGCGTGCCGGCGTGTTCTACCTCAGCAACGACTGGCCCGACTACGAGCGCGGCAGCGTCGGCTTCCGCTGCACCAAGTAACGCGGGTCTCTGAACCCTGGTCTCCGGTCACTGCGTAAGCGGTGACCGGCCGCACAGCACCCCAACCGCTCGACACCATGCACGACACCCACCCCACCACCACCGAGCAAACCGAGTTCTCGATTCGTGCCTTTCGCGGCATCGAAGTCGGCCTCGGGCAGGCCGACCCGGTTGCGGCGATCGCCGCCAAGCTCGAGGCGCAGCACCCAGGGCACCTGATCCTGGTGCAGGCCGGCAAGTTCCTGCACGGCTACGACCGCAGCGCCTACGCGCTCAACATTCTCAAGCGCTACAAACTCAAACTCGTCGGCACCGCTACCGATCCGCACCTGCGCGTCGGCTTCCCCGCCGGCAACTTCAAGCGCCGCCTGTGGCCAATGGTCGCCGAGTTCGGCATCCCCTACGTCGTCGCGCTCGGCACCCAGGCGAACGGCCACACCGTCTATGTGTCCGAGCAGCCGTCCGGCAACGCCTCGGTGCTCGCCACCGTCACGGACGAGCTCATCCGCGACACCATCGCCGACCTGCGCCAGCGCGGCGAACTCAACAAGGCCGCCGCCAAGCACCTGCTCACCAATCCTGACACCGCCGGATTCAAGCTCAAGAGCCACGCCCAGGACCTCGACACCGTGCTCCTGCAGGACGTCATCAAGATGCCACGCGACGTGCGCACCACCTACGGCGAAACCCTGCGCGCGACGATGGCGCGGATCATGCGCGCCGTGTTCGCCTTCGGCCTCGAGGAGAACAAGCCGGCGCTGCTGCGCGCCCTGTCGGCTGACGTCGACCTCCTCAAGCACTACCTCACCCAGGCCCCGCGCCTGAGCCCGCTCAAGCTCAACTTCGAGCACCGCGCGGGCTCAGCCGTCGAGCTTGGCCGGCTGGTGGGCGGCCTTCTCAAAGCCCAGCAGGTGCAGCCATGACCGACAAGGGGAGCGCTCTGGAAGGTCCGGCAACGCCCTCATCCGGGGCGGCTACTGGGACTCGAACTCGAATGCCGGCGTGTTCAACCTCAACAACGACTGGCCCGACAACGAGAACGACAACGTCGGCTTCCGCTGACCCAAGGATTCACGGCCTGGACGTCGGCACCGCCGACGGGAGGTCCCTTCTTGGTCGAGCGCTTCCCGGGGCCCCCGCTCCGAAAGCACGGCGCAACAGCGCCCAACCGGGAACCGCCGCGGGGCCTACGGGTGCCGCGGTGGAACACGGTGACCAGCTCGCGCTCCTGTTCCCGCCCGTATGCATCGCGGGACAGCGCTGCTTGCCCTTCATCGGCAACGACAGCCTGAAACGGCTGAGATCACGCGGACTGCTCAAGAAAGGCCAGCCGATCTACCTGCTCAAGAACGGGGGGCTCCCTGTCATGACGTGGAGCGGCAGAGGCCAGCGTCCGGCCTGGGTGCGGGATTGGCTCGCGAATGGCGGTACGCTCCACGAACTGTCGGCGGCAGAATGACCACCTTCGCCGACCTCACCACCATCGACAACCTCTTCGCCTGCTGGCTCAAGGCCCGCCGGAACAAGGGCCGGTGCATCCGCATCCAGCGATTCGCCGAAGACCCGCTGCGCTACCTCGCCACCATCCAGCAGCGCCTGCGCAGCCGTAGCTACACCTTCGGTCCGTACAAGACATTCACCGTCCGCGAGAAGAAGTGGCGTGACGTGGTCGATGCGCCGATGAAGGACCGCATCGTGCACTGGATGCTCTACGAGTACCTGCTGCCGATCTGGCAGCCGCGCTTCATCCACGACACCTACGGCAACCTGCCCGAGCGCGGCACCCATGCCGCCGTCGCCCGTCTCGCCCAGTTCGCCCGCGCGCAGGACGCACGCTGGGTGCTGCAGCTCGACATCAGCAAGTACTTCTACGCCGTCCGCCACGACCGCCTCAAGGCGCGCGTGCTGCGCTACGTCGGCGACCACGATCTGCGGCAGCTGATCACCGACCTGGTGGATTCCTTCCGCACCGACGACCGCTACGACGCGCTCTTCCCGACCGGTAGCCCGTACCACCAGACCGCGGCGAAGGGCATGCCCATCGGCAACCTGTCGTCGCAGCTCTTCGCGAACATCTACCTGAACGACTTCGATCACTGGATGAAGGAGACGCTGCGCGTGCGCCACTACATCCGCTACGTCGACGACATGGTCCTGCTCGGACCCGACCGTGACGAACTTCGCCGCATGTGCACCGCGATCGTCGAGCACCTCTCCGCCGACGGCCTGGTGATCCACCCCCGCAAGGTGCGGCTCGCTCCGGTCGCCGACGGCATTCCTTTCCTCGGATACGTCGTCTGGCAGAACCACCTCAGCGCCGGCCGATACATCCGCAGCCGCTACCACCACCGGCTGCGCCAACACGAAACCCAGGGCATCGACCGGACGGAATCGCTGACGTCCTACCGGGCGATGCTCACGCACACAGGAGCGACACGATGAGCGACTCGACCGGCATCGAATGGACCGATGCCACATGGAACCCGGTGACCGGGTGCAGCAAGGTTTCTGCCGGCTGCAAACACTGCTACGCCGAGCGCGACTGGGCGCGGCTGTCGGCAAACAAGTCGACGCGCTACTTCGGCCGGAAGTTCACCGACGTGCAGTGCCACGATGACGTGATTGCGCTCCCGCTGCGCTGGACCAAGCCGCGCCGTATCTTCGTCAATTCTATGTCTGACCTGTTCCACTCGGATGTACCCGATGCTTTCATCGACCGGGTGTTTGCGGCCATGGCACTGACTCCCCATCACACGTACCAGGTGCTGACGAAACGTCCGGAGCGGATGCGCGACTACCTGTCGTCGAGCGCGCGGCGCGATGACTGGGCCCGAGCAGGCGACATGATCGCTGAAAGCATGGAGCCACAACGGTATGCCAACATCTCGCACGTCGGAGAACCCGGGAATCTCGTCAGCGTGTTCTCCGCGTGGCCGCTGCCTAACGTCTGGCTTGGCGTCAGCATCGAGGACCAGGAAACGGCCGCGGCACGCATCCCGCTGCTGCTCGATACGCCATCCGCCGTGCGCTGGATCAGTGCCGAGCCGCTTCTCGGGTCAGTGGATTTGCGCCTCCTGCAGCAGCCGGACGGTCAGCGCCGAGATGGCCTCAACTACGGACTGCATTGGGTAGTCGTCGGCGGCGAATCCGGCCCGAAGTCGCGGCCAATGCATCCGCAGTGGGCCCGTACCCTGCGTGACCAGTGTGCGGTGGCCGGCGTGACGTTCCTGTTCAAACAGTGGGGCGAGTGGGCGCCGCGCAGCGACTGCTATCACACGCTGACCTGCGGACAAGCGGCGGCTGAAATCGACCCCAGCGCAACGAAATGGCCGTGCATCCGCCTTACCGGCGCAGGCCGCAATGGCCGTGATCTTGCGAACGCTTGCGATGGTGATGACTGCTACATGCAGAAGGTCGGCAAGAAGCTCGCCGGCCGACTGCTTGACGGCGTGTTGCACGACGCATACCCGGAGGCCTTCCGGTGATCCGCGACCAGTTCATCCTCGACCTGCAACAGGAACTCATCGTCGACAACTTCGCCGGCGGGGGCGGTGCGTCCTGCGGCATCGAGCTCGCGCTCGGTCGGCACGTCGACATCGCGATCAACCACGACCCCGAAGCCGTCGCGATGCACCACATCAACCACCCGCAGACGCAGCACCACTGCGAAAGCGTGTGGGATGTGGATCCGCTCCAAGCCACCCAGGGCCGCCCGGTCGGGCTCGCGTGGTTCAGCCCGGACTGCAAGCACTTCAGCAAGGCCAAGGGCGGCAAGCCGCGCGAGAAGAAGATCCGCGGCCTGGCGTGGATCGTCCAGCGCTGGGCGGCGCTCGTGCGGCCGCGCGTGATCATCCTCGAGAACGTCGAGGAGTTCCGCACCTGGGGCCCGCTCACCGCCGACGGCCATCCCTGCCCCGTGCGCAAGGGCCAAACCTTTCGCAGCTTCATCCGGCAGCTGCAGGAGAAGGGCTACGCCGTCGAGCACCGCGAGCTGCGCGCCTGCGACTATGGCGCGCCGACGATCCGCAAACGCCTTTTCCTCATCGCCCGCTGCGACGGCAACCCGATCGTCTGGCCGGCGCCGACGCACGGCGCGCCCAGCTCGCCAGAGGTGAAAGCCGGCCACCGCAAGCCGTGGCGCACGGCCGCGGAGTGCATCGACTGGACAATCCCCTGCCCGAGCATTTTCGAGCGTAGGAAGCCGCTCGCCGAGGCGACGCTGCGGCGCATCGCGCGCGGGATTCGGCGGTATGTGATCGAGACGGCGCAACCGTTCATCGTTGGCATCGATCATCGCGGCAGCGGTGACAGCGCCGCGTGGGCTTCATCGGCCCCCATGACCACCGTCACCAGCGAGGCCCGGCACGCGCTTTGCGTTCCGACATTGGTGCAGACGGGCTACGGCGAACGCCCCGGCCAGGCCCCGCGCGTACCGGGCCTGCACAAGCCGCTCGGCACCGCCGTCGACGGCCAGAAGCACGCCTTGGTCACTGCCTTCCTCGCCAAGCACTACGGCGGCAACGAGACACCGGGCTGGCCGCTGCAATCGCCGATCAGCACCCTGACCACGCAGGACCATCACCACCTCGTCACGTCCAACATGGTGAAGCTGCGCGGTACCAGCAGCGCCGCCGGAACGGACGAACCCCTGCACACGGTCAGCGCAGGCGGCACCCATCACGCCGAGGTCCGCGCCTTCCTGGTCAAGTACTACAGCGAAGGCGGCCAGGATCAGGACTGCCGCGACCCGATGCACACGATCCCGACGAAGGACCGCCTCGGCTTGGTGACCGTCGCCGGCGAGCAATACGCGATCGCCGACATTGGCATGCGCATGCTCGAACCGCACGAGCTCTACGCCGCGCAAGGCTTCCCAGCGAGCTACGTGTTCGCTCCGGTCATCAACGACCGGCGCCTGCCGAAGCACGCCCAGGTGCGCATGTGCGGCAACAGCGTCAGCCCGCCACTCGCCGCCGCGTTGGTGCGCGCCAACGTCCCCGAAATGATCGCCTACAGCCGCAAGGAAGTTCGCCAGATGGAGAAAGCAGCATGAAGCGCCGCAACCCTAATCGCCGTGAAGGTCTGCACCCTCTGATCGCCGCAGGCATCCACCGCGCCGAGAAAGCCCGCAAGGCCGACGTGATCGCGCGCCCGATGCGCGAGCTTTTCGCGCTGCTGATGTCGGGCGAAGTCATGGAGATCGACGGCCGAGCTGTAATGCGCATGCCAGAGATAGACACGACGATTACCGAGCAGGCGCAATGGTGCGAGATCGCCCCCGCGATCCGCGGCTGGATCGACTGCTGGGGCCACCTCGCGGCGGAAATTCGCCTGTACCACATGGGCGTGCTGGCAGATCGCCTGGAGCGCGATCAGGAAATCACCCCGCGCCTGGTGGAGCAGGCCCGCGACGAGTTCGAGCGGACGATCAAGCGGCTGCCGTCCCTGCCCGACGGCGCGATCCTGAGCGCGATCAGGACGACCGAGATCGGGTGGGAGTTCGAAAAACTGGAGCAACAAGCATGAGCATCATCATCCATGGGCCGCAGGGCTGCGGAAAGAGCAGAAACGCCGAAGCGCTGCGCCGTCATTTCAAGATGGAGCGGGTCGTCGACGACGCTGAGTGCGCCTACCCGCGCACGACCGATCTACCCAGGTTCGAGGCAGGCCGCACCCTCTATCTCACGAATCAGGAACCCCCGGAACACCTTCGCAGTGCTCGACGCGTGGTCAGCTATGAAGCGGCGATCGCGCAGATACGGGACGGGCGGTGACAGAACGACCAAGGCAAGCGGGCCGCCAAAAGCGAAAGGAGAAGACGATGGATGCAACACAAGACGCGGTACTCGACTGGCTGAATACCGGCGAGACTGGAACCAGCAGCAAGTGCATGGCGATGTGGCTTGCCTTCGGCAAGCGAACCAGAGGCGGCACGTTCGGCAACCACCCGCACGACCCGGACGACATGGACCGCTGCCTGAAGCTGCTCGCGACGGCTCCGGGGCTGCGCGAACGCCTGCCGAAAATGGCCAAGCTATCGAAGACGTGGGCTGCGCTTGTGGCGCGGTGGGACGAAATCGAGGCGATGCAGATGGACGAGATTGGCCTAAACTGGACGAAGTCGAGGAGCGCACCAAAGACCTACGCGCTGATGAAAGAGGTGATCGACGGAGCGCGGAAGCGAGCCGCATAG